AGTACGAGACGGGGCTGCCCGTGAGCGTCACGCCTGCCACCATTTCGCGGTATTTGGTCGTCATGCTCTAGCCTCGCGCGTAGACGTTGGACACGCCGACCGGAATCGGCGCCGTGAAGGTGATCGTGTTGCCGGAGACGCTGTACTGGTCGGTTCCCTGGAACGTGCCGTCGAAGTGCACGAGCACGGCGGCTTTCGTCGCATAGACCTTCGAGAGCGTCAGGACCGTGGTCGTACCGGGAGTAAAGCCCGTCCCCGAGGCGAAAATGTCCTCGACCGGATCACTGGCGAACGTCGGCACCGAGACCGCATCAGGCGGGTTATCCGGGAATGCGAACGGAATCGGAACCTGCGCATCGATCAGCGGCGTGAAGTCGATCTGCGGCGTTGGCGTCGGCGGAGTGCCGCCGCCCGTCCGGTTGAACATCGCCAGCAGAAACGCCCACCAGACCGGGCTGATCGGCTCCGGCCGCCCAACGAGAAACGACGCGCCCGGCTGCGGGATATTCGCGTTGTTGTCGCTCATGTGCGCGCCCGCGACACGTCAACCCATGCGCCGTTCAGCGCGGTCTTTACCGGCGCGGACCACGACAGTTCGAACACGCGATCGCGCGCATAGCCAAGCCGCTGGAATTGAATGCTGGTCAGGTATTCGCCGACCTTGCCGAGCGAGCCCTGAACGTAATTGCCCCAGCTGCGGCCCCGGTCGTCACTCCAGCGCAGCCGGATTTCAGGCTCTGCGGAGTCGTCCGGCAGGCCGTTGCCGACCTCCATGTCCGCGATGAATTGCCTGAACAGCACGCGGTTACCATCGGCGCCGAGGATGTGCGGAAACGCGCGGATATACTCGATCGTCACGCCGTTGTCGGTGTAGGCGTTCTGGTCGAGCGCGTAGACCATGCCCGTCTGCCAGTCGCCGACAAGGCAGCGGCCAGCATTGAACGAATAGCAGTTCGAGCGGTGGCGGCTGAGCGTGCCGTCTGCCTCCAGAAACGCGCGCTGGTGCCATTGCTGCGTCACGACATCGAAGCACCACGTGGCGTTCGCGGTCGGGAATGTCAGCACATAGAAGGCGTGGCCACCCTGCTGGTACGAATAGCCGATCGCGTCGTCGATGCGCGAATACTTGGCGAATTCCTGCTCAATCGAGTGCGTCGAGATGCGCTCAGCGACGTAATTGCGGCCGGCGAACACGACGTTTTGCCCCTGCAGATCCTTTCCGAGCCAGAACAGCGCGAGATCGATCTTCGCAACCGAGTGTTTCGCCGCGCAGCCGTGCTCAATGAACACGCCTGGCATGCGGCCGAACGTGAAATCCGAGGCGCCCGTGTTGTACCAGACCTCGGTTGTCAGCTCGCCGAACAGCCAGATTTCCCGGTGCATCACCGCGAGCGTGACGAGATTGTCCGAATAGGTCGATTTCGACGCGATATCGAGCGGATCGAACGTAATGCCATCGAACAGCGAGATATAGAATTGCGGCGTGCCAGGCCGGTTGAACAGGAAGAAACCGTCCACCAGATCAACCTTGTCCGCACCGAGAAAAGCCGGATCGGAGACGGGCGACATGACATTCGTCTTGAGCTTGATCGTGAAACCGCTCGTTGTGCCATCGACGATAAATGCATCGGTACCGTTGTCCACGATTGAGACCGGCCCGCCCGTCGAATTCACCACGCCGAGGGCCGTATAGACGTTCGTCGCACTCACCGAATAGACGTTCGGCCCGACGACCTCATACCGGTTGCCGTTGCTCGCCGTGTAGATCGCGCGCGATTCAGCGGGCGCTGGCGGCGTCGAGACGAGCGTCAGGCCGGGCGTCGGGTAATAGGTGAACGGGCACGGTGCGTCCTGCGGGTTCTGTTCCACGTACAGATTGATCGATCTTTGGGCCTCGGCTACGACACTGCGCGTCTGGTATGCGCCGGTTGTGAGCGGGACGCGCATCAGTTGCCGTCCGTGTCGCTGTAGATGTTGTAGCGCGACTTCGTCATCAGGCCGCGCGGCATCGTAAGCTGCGGAATCTGATTGTTCGCGCGCTTGATAGACCGTTTTGTGCTTGCTGCGAGGATTTGAACTGACCTCGGGGCATCAAGCTGGTACGACCCGGCGAGCCAGATGGCGAGGTTGTACCGGATTGCAGCCTTGTATCCCGGCGGTAAATTGATCGTTGTAGCGGGCGCCGGGAATTGCGGCAAGACATCCATCGTCACGATGTGCAGCTCATAGCTGCTATTCGGAACCGGATAGAGGAACAGGTTGCCGAGCGGGAATGCAGAATCATAGAACCCATATTCTGGAAACGAATTCAGCGTCTTCAGCGAGATCCGCGCGTAATCCTCGCGCGCGTCGATCACGGTGATTCGGTAATCGACCGCGCTCCCTGCACCGCTGCTCTGAAGGCGCGCGTAGGCCGCATTGATCTTGATCGGGCGCGTAACATTGAAGTCGCCGCCGAGCCCAACGGTGTATGACACCGACCCATTAGCCTGATGCGCTGTATCGACCAGGTGGTAGACCATCAGCCGCTCGATCTGCCATGCCTCAAGCATCATGTTCAGCGTGGCGAGCGCGTCGGACGTGTCTTCAGCAGAGACGGACTGGCCGATGCCGAGCGCGCCAATGTCCTTCAGCGCGAGCGTGATCAGGTCAACGGCTGTTGTCACGCCGACTTGCTGAACTGTAATTGACATGTGTTATCCGATTCTATGAAGGCGGGAGCTATTCGAGGTCAGATGTTGTTTGCGATCTGCTTGCTTACGGCGCCGGAGTTGTCTGTCAGACTCGCTACCGTATTGAAAAGATTCTGATTCGATGTATATACAAATGTCGCACACCCGCTGGCTATGATCGTTCCCGTTGACCAGTTGACTGGACCATTGAGGTAGTATGTACCGGCCGAGAACGGGATAAAGCATTCCCGCCCCGCGATCACCGAATTGGACAGGGTTTGCAGTAGCGGTGCTGAGTCGACGGCAGTCCGATTAGGGAACACGCCGAACCATTCCGGATATACCGCGTGCGAACCCTCCCCCGACAGAAGAACGGCCGCAGTACCGACGAATGTGAAGAGGTTTTGTCGCGGCGCGTCGATGCGCTCATTGAACGTGACTGTTACGCCCGTCGCAATCTTGATGCTCGCGCCCGCCGCAAAATAGGTCTTGTTGACGAATGCAATGTTGGCCGCAATGTAATAGACGCCCGCAGTGAAGTACGTTGATCCCGCCGCGTCTGCCATGGCGAGCGCCGCACTATCATCGGTCGAGCCGTCACCCTTAGCCCCATACCCCTTTACGTTTGGCGCGAAAGATTGAAATGCGAACGTCGCCACCTTCGTCAGCGTCGTCTGAAGCAGCCCAGCGCCGCGATTGACCGGCACGATCTCTGCGCCGGTCAACGTGCCAGCATCGGTTCCATTGCCGGCGACTAGCGCAAGTTGCTCTTCTTCAAGAATATCGTCGAGCTGATAGGGCTTGATACCCGGCCCGGCGATGCTCACCGAATAGCGTCCATCAGCAGCATAAAACGCGAAGAACCCGAGCTTATCCGTCGTGATCGGATTACCCATCGGTGTTCCCGAATTGTCCGCGTATATCGTCGCAGTCGTCAGTGATGGGTAATTCAGCACCGTCACCGATGCATTCTGTACCGCCTGCCCCGACTGGTTCTGGACGTTATTCGTATAGCGCTGCATTACGCCTCCAGCGCCGCGCGGATCTTGTCATTCGACCAGCGCTTGTCGATCTTCACGCCCTTTTCATCGGCAATCTGGATCAGCGCCGCGCGCTCGTCGCTCTGCTCGGGCTCAGCGGGCACGAGTTCGGCCTCTTCCTCGGCGCTATGCACGATCACGCCGTTGACCATCTTCGGGTATTCGAGGAAGGCGTCCGAGTCGACATAGACCTTGGGCGGATTGTGCTTCTCATCCGACCAGCCTTCGCCGAGTGCTTCGAGCTCTTCGCGGGAATGGACAATGCGCTCCTGCTTGCCGTTGCGCGTCCACTTCGGGAATTCCAGGTATTCGTAGGGCATTTCGGCTCCAGAAAGAAAAAGCCCCGCCGAAGCGGGGCAATCCATCAGCCTGCGATACGGCAAGCAAGCTCACCGTAAATCGGGCGCCACCCGAACAAAACGTCGAGGCGGCAAGGGAACGTGTCCGTACCGATCGCATACTGGCGAACGATACGAAGCGAGATGCCCTTGTGATTGCGGCGACCCGCGAAGTCGACACCTTCCGGCATTTGCAGGTCAGCCGTGGCGAGCGTGAAGGCGTTCTTGTGGTACGCCATGTTCACGGTGTACTGCGTGCCCGCAGCGACATCCCACGTGACTACCGCAGCGTTCGCCGGGCCAGCCGTGACCGTCTGATACTGCTGGTTCGACGCAGCCGTGTTGATCGACGGGAAGATCGACAGCGTGGCGTTGCCCGAGCCGTCAGCCGTAGCAGCGGTGAGCACCGTGAACTGGCGCAGCACGCGCGTCGATTGGCGCGATTGCGGGTTCACCGCGAACACACCGGCGATCGTGAACGTGTCGCCTGCTGCGACCGTGCCACCAGCGCCCAGACCCGTCACGAGCAACGAAGTACCCGTCTGGCCTGCGCCCGACACCGTGCCGTTGGTGCGCGTTCCAGCCGTCGCCACGTTGACGTTCTGGTCCATGCCGATGTCGAAGCCGAGCGCCGGCACGAAGATGCCGCTTGCGTACTGATCGCTGATCTTCTGCGGTGCGTTGAACAGGCCAGCGGCACCCTTCACCATCGAAGCGTTCGCAGCCGGATCCCACACAACCGTGCGCTGACCGTCGCGCGGCGTCGCTTCCTGATCCAGACGTGCGCCGGCGTTCAGCAGCGTTGCGATGTCGGTCGGCGTGGTGCCAGCGGTGCCGATCTGATTCGCGACCGTGGTGTAGAGCGCGAGGCCAGACAGGTCAATCTTGTTGGCGATGGTCGCTGCCGCCGGCGCGAGATAGCGCTCTGCGAAGTCGTCGATATTCAACGTCAGTTCCTGCGACGAGAACGTGAAGTCGACGTGGAACTGCGTGTCGAGCGTGACGGGCACGACGGTTTCCGTCACGTTCTCGATATTCAGCGCGGGGCCCGTCGTGCCGACGAAGCGAACCGGCTTGCGCACGTTGACCGTCGAGCCGATCTTCGCGCCCTTGATGGCGAACTCGTCGCTGTATTCCTTGTTCACGCGCGACGTGAAGGCCAGGTTGTTTTCGAGGATCATCAACGTCTTGTCGAGGATCTTGCTGGTATTAAGAAGGGTATTAGCCATTTTTCAGCCTCATTTGGAGCCGTGTTTCTTCCACCACGCGATCTGCTCTGCGGCTGAGGCGAATTCCTCGGGCTCGACAGGCGCAGACCGTCCGCCGATCGGGTTGATCGGTGCGGGGGCGTTGGAAACGGGTTTGGGTTTCGCCTGACCGACCGTCGATTCGAGACGGGCCAGTTCAAGCGCCATGCGCAACGGAGGAAGGGACAGCAGGCGTTCAGCGACTTCCGGGTTCTGGCCGAGGTGATGAAGCACCTTGTGGCCGGCATCCATCGCCGTGACGGCTTCGAGAAACTCGGGCGATGCGCCGCCGAGCATCTGGAACGTGCGCAGCGACGAATCCCAGTCCGGGAATTCGGTCTTGCCCGCATCGAAAACCTTGTTGCAGGCGTCGTCGAACTTCTCCTGCTGGATGAGGCGCTTCGCTTCGGCCCGGATCTCATCGGCGGTCATCTGCTTCTGCTGGGGCTGCTGCGAGTTGTCGGCGGGCTGCTGGTACTGCCGCAACTGCTGTTCAAGCGCTTCACGCTGCCGCTTTTCCTCGTGTTTCTCCCGCGTGAGCTGGTCGATGCGGCGTTGGACCCAATCGTTTTTGGGCTTTTCCTGCTGCGCCTGCTGCTCGACTTGCTCTGCGGTTTGCCCGGCGCCCGGTGCCGTGCTGACATCTGATGCGGGCTGTTGCGCCTGTTCCGTGGAGGCCGTAGGCGTGACGTTCGGTACTTCCGGTGCTGCGTTCTCTTCGGTTTGCATGGACGTATCCAAGGATTGAGCCCGGTGATGCCGCGCCGGTACGGACCAATGAAAAAGGCCCGCTCTCGGTGACGAGAAACGGGCCTTCTGGAAAGCTGTGTTGCTGGGTCTTAGCGCATGCCACCGATGATGTATTGCTCGCTCACCGGCACGATCGGCGACGCAGTGTTGTTCATGAACGTGATCGCGAGGACACCGGCAGCGCTGCAGCGGACATTCGTAATGCCTAGTCCGGCCTGATGCGATGCCTTGTTGATGTCGATCGAGTCACCAGGCAGCACGCCCGGAACGTTGAATGTCTGTTCGCTGGTCGTGTTGGCGCCGACCGATGCCGGGGTGAGCGTTTGCAGGATGCGATAGCCACCGACGAGCGGGAACGTGCTGCCGAGGTCTTGGAAAATTCCGATGTAACCGGCCATTTCGAGCACCTATTGAGGTTGAGCGGGCGTTAAAAAGCCCGCGCTCGGCGGGCTGGAGGGTTGCTGCTGTTGCTGGGTTGGATCGGGTCCGGTCGGCAAGGGCTGTATCTGGCCCGGGTCACCGGTACGAAGCGTCTCCGCGACTAGATGCGCGGCAATGGCGGCGATCATTTCGGGCGCCATGTCGGGCGCGATAGCCTTCAGACGATCGGTTTCCGCCTTGTACGCGTCGATCTGAACGTGATTGTCCTCGCGCCCTTCCGTGCGCGACTTGTCCTGAAGCATCTGGCTCATGTGCTCGATCATCTGGCCCATCTGCTGGATCTTCTGTTCCATGTCCTGCTCTGTCGGAGTCGGGCCCTCGCCAAGGATTTCCGCCGGGATCGTACGGTGCAAACGCTCCGCAACCTCATCAGCCATCGGGAAGTCCGCAGCCTTGAACAGCAGATCGCCTGCGACCTTCATCAGATCCTGATCCTGCGACATGATCTGCGTGAGCGCGTGGAACGCTTCCTGACGGCGCGTTTCATAGTTCGGGCCGACCTCGACCGTCACGTCATAGCGCCCGATGCCGGGGTTGTAGATCAGTTGAGCGGCCTGCTCTGCCGTCATCTTCTGCGAGCCTTCCTGCGGCTGTGCAGGCTGGCCGCTGGCGTCACCCACCGCGTGCGGCTGCTCAGTATCGATCTGCGCGAAGTCTTCCGAGCCATCCTCACCAACGATGCGCACCACGCGTTGCTTGTCGTAGATCTTCGGGATGAGGTCGACCATGATGCGGCCGGTGTAGCGGATCGCGCGCGCCACGTTGTCGATGAAGTGATACGTAGCCTTGTCGCCCTGACGCTGACGCGCGGCAATGGCAACACCAGCGTCGGCATTCGACGGCGCGCCGAACTGCTCCTGATACTGGCCTGAGGTCATCATCAGTTCCTGCTGCGCCGTCTGCATGGCTTGCAGGTACGCAGAAGCGCCTACAGGCGGCTGCTCGCGCTGCGGACGGGCAATCTCATTGCCGGTCTCGTCGCGGCTGTTGTAGGGCAGATACGCCTTATTGTCCTTGTTCGCGTTCGCCCACTCGTCCTCGTAGCCTTCGATCGCTTCAGCCGGAGCGACATATGGCGTCTTCGTCTGGAGCGCGATGTATTCGACGTTGGCCGACGTCATGTAGTTATACATGCGCTGGCCGTCCTTCATGTTGCGGGTATGGCCCTTGCGCTCAACCTTGCCGTTGATGACGATTTCCTCGCCCACCACGCGCACGATCGGCAGATAGCGGCCCGGCCATTCCTTACGGTCGATGATCTTGTCGCCCGCGATCTTGCACCACTTGAAGTGCGGCTCGGTAATCTCCCGCTTCTTCACGCTGTCGTCGGCGAGCAGCGCCTTGCTCTCAGCCTCATCCTTCACGTCGGACAGCTTCATCGGGCCATTGACCGGATGATTGATGAGCATGTCCTTCTTCTCGGCGCGGTAGAAGTACTCGCACACGCGCACGTGATCCTTGTCGAGCCACGGATCGCCCGTCGCAGACATCGGGAATGTTACGCTGGCCGGGTCTTCGTCCGGATACTGCGCCTCGTATTCTTCCTTCGGCACGTCCTCGAACACGAAACCGAACTTGGCGTCGGCGCCGTCAGCAGACTGGATATCCGGGTCGAGATAGACATACAGCGGATCTTTCACGCGCCGGATGAAGATTTCCTGTTCGAACGAGCCGTCATGCGCATAGTCGGTGATGACGCGCCAGTAGCCCAGGCCGCCCTGCACCGCGAACTCTGTCGCCGTGTCGTAGGCAATCTCGGCGTGCGAGTTGTACTCGATGTGGCGCATGATGCCGTCCAGAATCTTCGCGATCTGGATATCAGCCTGCCCGTCGATCGGCAGCGTCTTGATGCTCGGCTTGTTCTGCTTCGCGTCGTTGATGATCTGCAGATTGTGCTGACGGACCTTGTTGATCGTCAGGCACGGGCGCGCGTCACCGTCGCGAGACTGGCGGATGCGATCCGGCCATTGCCAGTTGTTGTCAGGGTCGCCATTGGCGAATTTCATGTCCTCGACGAACAGCTTGCGGAACTCGCTCTCGGCGTCCTCGCAACGGGCGAACCGCTCCTTCGCTTCCTTGACGATCGGGTCCAGCCCGCTCGATTCAGCGTCGTCGGATTTGCGTTTGCGCGCCATTTAGACAGCCTTGGGGGTGTAAGAGAGATTCGCCATGGCGACATTGGCCCGCGTCAATCCGTGCGGGAACGTCCAGTCGCCGAAACATTCGACTTCGACCATCTGATCGGTGCGGCCGGGACCGACAATGCGCACCTGACGATTGATCAGATCGGGCATGCCGGTGCGGATGACGTACAGGACGTCACCTTTCGGGAGCTGGGGCATGTTTTCACCCGGCGTTATAGTCGGAAAGCAGGACACCCGGCTCTCCGTCTGTGGTCAAAATAGTGCACGTCGAATATTTGGCATCGAGCCATGCTTCCTTGCCTTCATCGCCCGCGCCATCGGATTTCTCAGCGGCAAATTCCCTCGCCTGCTGTTCATTTTCAGCGCGGACCACGAACCCAAGGAAACAGTCGTATCGGTAAGCCCAGGGACTTCCCGCCATTCCATACCGTTGAAACTCTTCCCTAGCCTCAATCAGGTACATATTCATTTCCTTACCCCATCCAGGCGCCCGCACCATGCACGGTGCGGCGGATTGTCGGTTTCTGCGGCTTTGGAGCCTTGCCAGCGCGGCGCGCGCCCTCGCATGCATAGCGAAGCGCATCAATCACGTGGTTGTCCTTGTCTTCGAGAATCGGCAGGATGGCCCCGGTAAGCGGGTCTTCCTTGTACTTGTAGAGCGTCAGCTCGTCGATCAGATGCTTGCAGCGCGGATGCACGATGATGTCGAACGACTTCAGGAACTCGACGCCCTCTTCCAGTGATTTCGCGCCCTTGATGGCCGGGCGGATCTTCGGAAAGCCGTTCTTCTGCATGTGGCTGATCGTCTCGGGGCGCGCTGAGTCGGCCGTGATTGGCCATTTCTCGGCGTCCGGCACGCTCATGAACAGTTCCGGCAGGTTCACGATCTCGCAGCCCACCATGTAGGCCTCGTAATCGACGTACAGGCGGTTGCCGTCG